GATATGTCTGAACTTCTCCAACAATACATGGTTAAAGAATATTTACACCATCTATCCATAAGACAATTGGTGGATGAGGTGGTCGAAGCTGATGATTTCATAGCTTATTATTGTATAACCAAAGATATTAATGAAGATGTTACAATATGTAGTAGCGATAGAGATTTATGTCAGTTAATATCGGATGACGTTAGAATGTATCTATGTGATAAAAAACTATACATTGATAACAAAACTTACAATAACGTCTTTAACCACCATTATAAGAACGTGGCACTTATTAAGACTATCATAGGTGATAATTCAGACGACATCAAAGGTGTTAGAGGTGTTAAAGAAAAAACTTTATTGAATCTTTTTCCAGATATATCGAAAAAAGAAGTATCTTTGTACGAGATTCTTACCGAAGCTCATAAACTTAAAAATGATAGGACTGAGTCAGGTAAGAAACCGCTTAAAGCACTTGATAATATATTAGATAGTGTAACCGATGGAATACAAGGTAAAAGATTGTATGAAATCAATGATGAATTAGTTAATTTACGTAACCCTAAACTTACTGAACATGCGATAGAGAACTTTATTAGAACGAAAACCGAACCAATATCACCTGACACGGACTTCAAAGAAGTATATCAGATGGTAAAAAGAGATGGTCTAGATGATTTGATACGAGAGTACTATATGTCAGACTATTTCTTACAATTTAAAAAACTAAAAGATAGAGATTGTTAACCTTTAAAAAAAAATAAAATGAATAAACCTAATAGTAAAAATTATTTTGAAGAATCAGATTTCGAATTCGTATTGACTATCAACGGTAATATCGTATGTAAACGATATTTTGATGTACATAGTTGCGATAAGGATTTCTTAGCATTTCTGACTTCAAGCAAAGAATTCAGTACTGAAGCGCAGTATGAATATCTTGACCAAATTAACTATATGATGGATAAATTGACTGGTATCAATATTGGTCCAATTGGTGAAATGGGTATTATACCTAAATTCCTTAAACAAAAAACCGATGACCACCTTTGGTCAACATACAATCCTTATTTTGAACAGAAACCAGAAGGGATTGACCGTAGAAATATCTATGATAATGAGGATTTTATAGGGTTTAAACTACGTTATAAGAACCGTGATATTATCGAGAGCCAATTTAGTGGAAACCATTTTCCCACTAAGGTTAGATATGAAATTAACATTAAAGAAATAATCCCAACAATCGTAAAATCAATCCGAAAAAACCTATCACTTAAATAATTTTTTGTATATTTATTTTTACCCATTTAATTATTTAAGAAGATGAAGAAAGGAGAAGTTGGAAAAGATTTTGGTTATTTAGATAGTGAGTTTCAATATAGATTGTTAAAACAAATCCTAGTCGATAGGAAGTTTGCTGAGACAATATTAACCATATTGAACCCTAATTATTTCACTGTAGAGAACCTTAGATTTGTTGCTGCTGAGATTAAGAACTCATACGATACCATTAATTCGGTTCCAGATATTGGAAGCCTAAAGATACGTATCCATGAAAAATTCAAAGGTGATATAAATAAGTTTGCCTTAGAGATTAAATTGGATACATTGAGCAAGGTTGCTGATGCTGATGCTAATGACCCTGATTATATTAAAGACCTAGCACTGAAATTCTGTAAACAACAGGAACTGGCGAAAGCTATTGCTGAGATTCAGACTATTTTGGACAGAGGATATGTGGATGACTACGATAAGGCATCCGATATAATCAGACAAGCACTTGAAGTAGGTCAAGATACGGAGGATGATACGTCAGTATTTGATGACATTGAATCCGTTCTTGCTGATGATTTCAGACAACCTATACCTACTGGTATTCACCTATTGGACGAATATCTAAATGGTGGGTTAGCCAAAGGTGAATTGGGTATTATCCTCGCTGCTTTAGGCGTTGGAAAGACCACCATGATAACAAAACTCGCCAACACTGCGTATAACGAAGGTAAAACGGTCATTCAGATATTCTTCGAGGACCAACCCAAAGTCATCAAGCGTAAGCACATATCGTGTTGGACTGGTATTGAACTCAATGAGTTGAGCAAACATATCGATGAGGTTAAAGAGGTCGTTAAAAGGCGTGAGGAGAATGGTGGTACACTCATACTCAAGAAGTTCCAGAGTGATACTACAACTGTACCTAAAATCAAGAAGTATATTAAGAAAAAGATTTCACAAGGTATCAGACCAGATATGATTCTTCTTGATTATATAGATTGTGTTCAACCATCAAAAAGGTTCGATGATAATAATGTTGCTGAAGGTAATATTATGAGAGAGTTTGAATCTATGATATATGAGTTGGATGTGGTAGGGTGGGTTGCCACTCAAGGTAATCGTAGCAGTATAAAATCAGAAATTGTTGACTCAGACCAAATGGGTGGGTCAATTAAGAAAGCACAAATAGGTCACTTAATTCTCAGTATAGCTAAATCACTTGAACAGAAGGAAGCTGGTAGAGCCAACGTAGCCATCATCAAATCACGATTCGGTAAAGATGGTGTTACGTTCATGGATGCACTATTTGATAACAAGACCATTCAGATTGATATTTCAGACACAGCCTCAGCATTAACATTCACACAGAAGAAAGGTGCTGATGCTAAAAATGAACAGAGTTATATTAATCAAGTGATGTCCAAAGCCAGAAATCGGATGGAACAGTCTTCTAACGATGATGATGAATAATAAAAAATATTAAACTAAAAAAAAAAGATATGTATTTAAAAAGTAATGACATAAAAAAAAGATATTCAATTTTTCCTGTTACACATGGTGACCTTTGGGAGAAATATAAGAACGCTGAATCTCAGACTTGGGTTGCGGAAGAGGTGGATTTGAGTAAAGATAGATTCGATGAACTTAAAGAGAATGAGAAAACATATTTAAAAAATATCTTAGCATTCTTTGCAATTTCTGATGGACTGGTGATTGATAACCTTGCAACCAATTTCTTGAATGAGGTTGAGATATTAGAAGCTCAATATTTCTATGGTCACCAAACGTTCATCGAACAAGTTCATGCTAACGGATATTCACTTTTGATTGAAACCTATATCAAAGACCTTGAGGAACGTGAAGCGTTATTCAACTCAATGGAAACCAATGTAGCTGTTAATAAAAAGGCTACGTGGGCTGAGAATTGGATAGGGCATCCTTCATTCGGTCATCGTTTAGTAGCGTTTGCTTGTGTGGAAGGTATTTCTTTCGCAAGTGTATTCTCAGGAGTTTTTTGGTATAGAAGTAGAAATAAGATGGCTGGCCTTGCAGCCATGAACGAACTAATTCTTAGAGACGAAACAACTCACTATGAGTTTGCATTGAACCTATATAAGAATTATCTTAAAGATGAATATAAGTTATCAAAAGATGAACTTAGAAATATTATACTCAGCTGTTGTGATGTCGAAAAGGCTTTTGTCGAAGATAGCATGCCTGATGGTTTACAAGGTATGACTAAAGAAGATATGATAAGGTATGTACAGTATGTAACAGATATCGTATTAAATGATTTTGGCTGCAAACCAGAGTTCAATGCATCAAACCCATTTGAATTCATGGCTAGAATCGGACTATCCGCTAAGAATAACTTTTTTGAACAAAGAGTGGGTGAATATTCAAGGGTTGACATTCCTTCTAGTATGGAAGGTGTTTTTGATGATGAATTTTAATGTTATAAATAAATAAAGATGAAAATAGTAAAAAGAGATAAATCAACACAAGCGTTTGCACCTAATAAGATTCTTACTAGGATTAAAGAGCAGTCCAAGGGGCTTAAAGTGAACCCAGACCTTCTATTTCAAGAAGTAATACCTTTGATAAGTGATAATATTACAACGACTGAAATTGATGAAATCATAGCATTCAAAGCAGCTGATAAAGTAATCAAACACCCTGACTATTCTTTGTTAGGTGGTAGGATTCTACTCAGCCGCCAATCAAAACTTATCGGTAAACCATTACAACAAGTGGATTTAACATATGATTTCTTTGCGGCCACAACATTTTTAACGAAATACTCGAAAAGAGATGTTAAAAACGCCCCATTAGAATTACCATCATGTATGTATGAAAGGGTTGCCAGTTTTCTGAGTGAAAACGAGAACAATAAACAAGAACTCCTAGAAGAATTGTTGTCAAAGAGAATTAATTTTGCCACACCTACTTACACCAATGCTGGTATCGATAAGAGAGGCGGTATGATTAGCTGTAACCTAACACATTTGGAGTCTGATAGTATTGAAGGTATCGAAGAAACTTTAACCAAAATAGCTTACGCTTCAAAAGAAGGGGC